AGATGAACTGTGTAAAGTTTCGAATCAGAATATTTCCCCATCTTCTGTCCGGAGGTATTTCGAATCAAACGAACGGGCCATGATCAAAGCGGTCGAAAAATCACATAAGCTTCAGGAGAAAAAAGCAGAAGCTGAAATCAATACAGTTGAAAAGCGTCAGAGATTTATCAGTAAGCTGGAGAAGATTGCAGATGAAGCATTTGAGAAAGGGGATCTCAAAGGTGCTATAGATGCCCTCAAGGAAGCAACTTCCGCACTGAACAGTCTCGACAAGCTTCTTGGCAAGTATGAAACCACTCCACAGAATGTCTTTGCTAACAGTGACGTTCAGATCAACCTTCAGATGATCGACTGTAGCAAGCGGGGTGACTGATGCAGTACGGTGTCTGTAACTCCAAGTTCTTTGAAACGTTTGCCCGGCCCGAGCGTATGAAGGTGTACTACGGTGGTTCCGGCAGTGGCAAATCAATGTCACTGGCTCAGTACTTCGTCAAGCAGCTGTGCAATGGTGATGGTAAGCGTCGGGCTATCCTGAGAAAGACATTCCCCAGGATGAAAGCAACGACGTACCTACTGCTCAAAGACATCCTGGACGATTGGGGCGTACCTTATGAGGAGAACAAGACAGAGCATGTCTTCAGAGTTGGAAAGAACGAACTCTTCTACCTGTCGCTCGATGACTCTGAAAAGATCAAAGGTGCAGAGTTTATAGAGGTCTGGCTCGAAGAAGCAACCGAATTCACAGAACTTGATTACAAGCAGTTGAGAATACGCCTGAGCAGGACTTCTGATGATGCTGTCATCTACATGTCTTTTAATCCGATCGATAAGAACCACTGGGTCATAAAAAATGTTGTCAACCGGGCAAGTTCAGATGATCGTATTTTCGTCCAGCATTCGACATACAAAGATAACATCAGATTCCTGTCAAATGCTTTTATTGAGGAGCTTGAGAGCTTTGCAGAGGTTGATGAGAACTTTCACAGGGTGTACACGCTTGGCCTGCCGGGTGTCCTGAAAGGCCAGATATACAAAAACTGGAAGTTCGAAGATGCTGAACGGTGGCCATCTGGTCTGACAAGTGCGAAACATATGTACGGAATTGACTTTGGTTTCAATGCTCCAATGGCCATGGTTGAAATCTGGGTATATGATGAAGAGTACTACATCCGTGAACTTCTCTACCAGAGAGGCATGACAACAAGTGATCTGCTTCAGTTCTTTGAAGAAAACAACATCGACAAGGGTGCTGACATTTTCTGCGATAGTGCCGAGCCGGACCGGATACAGGAACTTCGTAATGCTGGCTACAATTCCAGGCCATCAAAGAAGGACGTCAAAGCCGGTATTGATTATGTCAAAGGTTGCACTATCCACGTTGATGAAGCCAGTAGTCCCAACATCTGCACTGAAGTTAACAACTACAAGTGGAAGGAGGACAAGGACGGCGAACACATCGACGAACCGGTGAAGGCTTACGATCACCTGATGGATGCTATTCGATATCCTATTTTTAGTGACGTTGGTGAGGAATACAAATCAATCGGTGGAATTGGAAATTATAACTTTTGAACAACAGGAGAGAAACACAAAAATGACAATGTACGGACGCAAAGTTGGGGGCTCTTTCAAATGGCCTTCAGCAAAAAAACTTGATGACCTCATGGTCGATACCACATCAACCAAACACGGTGCCCGCCACCTTGGAAAACAGAACCACCTCGACATACCCAAGGATGCTGACCTGACAAAGATCATGCCCCTGCCGTGGATATGCCCCAAGTGTGGCAATGGTCACCTGATGTATGTATTCAACTGCAATAGATGCGGTCACATAACACCGTTAGGAGAGGAGAACTGGCGAGCATGAATAACAGACAACATTTCCATGGAACGGTCAGAAAAAAGTACATGAAAGACAAGCGTACCCATGTACGAGTCGATGTAGACATACCCGAGGGTGAATACACCATCCTCGTTATGTTTGCAAATGGAATATCAATGAATCAGATTTGCATTGAGATGGGATGTGACTTTTCGACAGTGCAGAACATACTCCGTGGTAACATGAGAGAAATACTTGGGCTGCGAACTCCAAAAACCTTATAAAGAAACCAAGTACTTCTTTCAATTTTATGTCCCTAGCTGACCCCATCACCCATTATATTGATAAAAAACTAATAAATTATATTCAAAAGAAACTTCCCAGTAACCGACCCGGTATCGGTCTACATGACACATACAACCGTGCCAACCTTCCGCCGTCGCTTGGTCTGGCCTACTACCTCGAAAACGAAGTGTCCGTCTTTTCTGATTGTGTTCTTAAACTGAAACAGGAAGTGTTCAGGAACGGATTCTATTGGAGTACAGTTGATGAACACTCAACTGAAGAAATCAACTATTCTGAAATAGAAAAACTCGATAAGTTCATTCAAAAGGCCAACTACAACGGACAATCACTCAAAGAAGTCTTAAGCGACTTCGAGTTCAACCTCAATGTTGCTGATAATGCTTATCTCCTTCTCATCAAAGCATATGACTATGACAGATCCGGTGAGATCGCACTAACTGATGCCAGGGAGATTCTTTCAATTGACCCAAGGGACATTAAGAAGATGGTCAAGAAAGATGGCCGCATGGGTGGTGATGTCTGGCTATGTCCTACACACCGTGACGTTCAAAAAGGCGAACCGGGACACAAATGCCACTGTGGTGCTATCCTGCAGCAGGCGTACTACGAGACAACATCGAATGAGAATAAGCAGTACTACCTCAAAGATGAGGTCCTACATTCGTCAAAGTTCTATCCTTCGATACTGTACGGTTATCCACCTGCACTTAAGATGCTTGACATTCTGATGGCATATCACTACCTGGAGAAAAGGACAAAAGCATTCTACGAGAGAGGCAGAGCTCCGGGCATTGCTACATTCCCAACCAACAATCAGGAATCACTGAGGAAGTTCTGGGACGAGACAATGACCCGGTTGAATGATGATCCGTATTACATACCCATCGTGGGATACAACACAGATAGTCGTGCAGCTGCTTCATTCCTTCAGCTAATGCAGGATCCAAACACCGACATGCTCGAGGTCAAAAAGGAACTTCGTGAGAGGATCAGTTCAAGGTATGGAGTATCGTTGATCTTCCAGGGAGACACCTCCACAAGTGGTGGCCTGAACAACGAGGGACTGCAAATCACTGTCACAAACCGTGCTGTTGAAGACGGTCAGACCATCTACAATGACAAGGTCCTACCATGGCTTTGTAAGGAGTTTGGTATCTACAAGTACATCATGCAGTTGAATCCCAACGAAGAACAAGACGAAATGGCCGAGAAAGAACGTCTTGCCAAGGATATCCAAAATGCCCGTGGTATGTTCGACATGGGATTCGATGTCGAGTACAAAGACGGGGAGTTTGTGTTCTCCGGTCAGGCCACTCCACCGGAAGACCGTGGAAGTTCCGGCGGTGGATTCTTTCCTGAAATAGACGACGGTCAGAGAAACAGTGGTGAGCCTGTTGAGAAATCGTTTCTTGTAGACAGCGGTGATTACCTTGTCAAAGACTTCTATTCAGATGCTCTCAAGGCCATTGCAGAAGGAGCCCTGTACTCTTTCTATGATGGTGCGACAGAACAAGACGTGGAAGCTATACACACAATCATCCAGAACGCATTTGAGACAAATGATCTATCCTTAGACAAACTCACCGAGGCAATTGTCAATGCCACCAGTTACGACCGTGACCGTGCCGAGATGATCGCCAGAACCGAAACATCTGCAGTTGCCATGAGAGCACGTGAGATCGGATGGAAACAGATGGAAGAAGAACGCGGAGAAGAGTTTCTTTTCAGGACATCCGATGCAGGTGATCATAGAGTTTCAGACACTTCGAAGATGATTGCTCAAAGGATCAAAGAAGAGGGCGGTGCTGTGACGATTGACCGCCTCAAGGAGATATACAGGGAAGTATCCACAAGACCAGTGTCACAGGGCGGTATGGGTCCAAGCTGGACCGGGTGGAAGAACTTTGTAGCTCACCCCAATGAAAGATCTACAATTGTCAGGGTAGTATGAGCCGAGTTAATGTTGAGACCGACCCCCAAGTAATTGACAACTTCTTTGGACGATTAGACAAGGGCCTCGACGATGTTGCAGATGAGGTATTCGCAATATCACAAGACCTGTGTCCAGTGGACCGTGGTATGCTCAAGAAGTCGGCAAGAAAAGAATATTCGTTTCTCGAAAAGATCATAATCTATGATTCCCCGGATGCCACCTGGAACGAGTATGGAACAGAGCCACACATGCCACCAGAGGAACCGATCTTAGGATGGGTCAGACGCAATGCCAGTCTGTTCAACATCTCCAGTAGGTCAAAGACCGCTGTCAAAAAAGTAGCCAATGCTATCCGGTGGAAGATATACAACCACGGAACCGACCCACAACCTTTCCTACGTCCTGCATTCGACGACACGCAGACAAGAGCGAGAGACATAATCCTCAAATACTTCCGTTAAGTTTTTAAACAAACCAAGTACTTCTTTTGTTTTTTGATGCCCTACTCTGAAAACTCCCAACTCCCCGAAGCTGTGAGGAACTCACTATCTGACTCCGATCAGACAAAGTGGAGAACCATTTTCAATGAAGCTTATGAGGGCGACTGCAATGGTGATGACCGCTGTGCAGCCAAGTTTGCATGGTCACAGCTGAAGAAAAACGCACGCTATTTTGCAGGATGGGCATCTGCAGAGGTCATAGACAGGCAGGGCGACGTCATAGAAGTCGGAGCTTTCCGAAAAACGATGGACCTCTTCATGCAATTGGGGTCTTCCATTATTGACCAACATAGTAACCGCAAGGTAGGCCAGTACATCAACTATGAGTTCAGGGACAAGACCTGTGAGGATGGTACTGAGAAACCTGGTGTCTACATGGAAGGTGTTATCTATAAGGGTCAAAGGATCCACGATGACGTATGGGAGAAGGTGAAATCAGGCGAATATTCCGGCCTGTCAATTGGTGCTGATCCACTCGAAACAAAACGAGAATGTGATGCCAAAACGTGCTGGAATGCTATCAAAAACATTGACCTTTTTGAAATTTCTGTGGTTGAAGTTCCTGCAAACCAGGAAGCTCTCATTGACGAAATCAACCACGTTGCAAAATCAGACAAGACATACATAGGTGATCCTATGGCAGAAGAACCGAAATCAAAACCAGTTGAAAAGGCAGCAGACACTGAGGACGGTGCTCCTGCTGTAGAAGAACCGAGTCTCGCGAAAAGCGATGAAATACTTTCCTCACTCAAGGGACTTGACAACCGTATGACCGAGCTCGAAAAGAAGCTTGTGAAGGAAGAGAAGCCTCCTGTTGACGAGGAAGAGGACGACGAAGAGGAAGACATGGATAAGAAATCTGCAGAACCTGCAGCCGATATGGAGGCAGTTGTTGAGAAGGCTGTCGAGAAAGCACTCGAGAAGAGAATGAAGGACAAGGAGCCTGATACTCCAAGACCGGATCTCAAGAAACATGAGCTCGTAAGCTCACCACTCCAGGGACTTACCCCCGAGAAACTTGCAAAGATGGACGTGAGAGAAATTGATGCACTTGTAGACAGTGGGGAGGAAAAACCATGGTAAGTAAAGAGATTTCCAGTCAGGTATCTGAAAATACCGAGTTTCTGCAGAAGGCGTATTCTCGCGGGTGGATCAAGACGATAGAGGATCTTGAAACAGCAGTCTACGGAATGCCGATGCAAAGGTTCCTTGGTAAGGCCGATGCACCTGTACTGAGTAGCACAACCGGTGCCAGAAATGTACTGTATGGCCAGAGGCTTTGGAGACAGGTCGTCGTTGCTGCAAATGCATTCGGTGCCCTTGGGTTCAAGCCGTGGGAGAAATCCGGATATCGTGCAATCACCGCCGCAGCTGCAACTACATCCCCTGGTGTAGCTGAGAATGGTGCACTTCCGGACACGATCAAACCAACGTTCAAACCGATCGATGTTGACCCAACCACATCTGCTGCTACATTCGATCAGTCAGATCTCCAGTCCATGCTCGAAGGCAAGGACGACACGATCGC